GCACTGAGGTCGAAGAACGCATTGACCGGCGAGCCGTTCTCGATCTGCGTGATGGCGATCGGCGCGTCGACAGCGCTGAGCGTGGTGGCGGTCTGCGCGCCGTTCTCAGTGGCGGTGATCGGCGTCCCGGCAGTCTGGCCGAACGAGAGAACGACAACCGCATGCGCCGGCGCGTGGAAGAACATGGCGCCCGCGATAATGCTGACGCCGAGCAGTGCTCGTTTCATGACGTGAAGCCCCTGTGGGTTTGTTGTGCCGTCTCTCCGGCTGTCACCGCGAGCCGTCTACTGGAAGCGCGGTTAATCCTGATGAAGCGACGGCTGCCCGGGGCGGCTCCTGCCAGTATTGCGTCCCCGTTCGATCGGTGTTTGCGTCCTGTCTAGACGTCGTCTCTGGCATCGAAGATCGCGTTACTTCGGCTGTGCGTGCGGTGGTAGCGGCATGCCAGGGCGCAGCGAGGGGTCCACCGCAATGAACCGCCACCCCAGCGATGGCATGTAGCAGAGCGCCCAGAACGTCTGCGATGGCAGCGCGTTGTCGATCGTGCCGCCCTGACCGCCCGGTAAGGTATTGTCCGGCCGACCACCGCCAGGAAGCGGCTGCGTGCTGCCAGTCGGTGGCCGCACCGGCCCCGTCGTCGGATACACCGGGCCACCAGGTGACGGCCATATCGTGCCTGGCTGCACCGGCAGCGTGTTGTCGATGATCGGCGCGATCGGGTTACCTACGCTGATCGGCGGCCACACCTGCGGTGGCTGTGGCGGCAGCACGATCGGATTAGACGGCCGGTCGGCGCTGATGCCGTAGCCAGGATCAACCTCCCCCTCGACGCCCGGCAACGAATTGTCCGGATATCCGCCGCTCATCCCCTCGACGTTCAAATAACCGCCCATGACGTGAACTCTGGCCATCATAATTCTCCATGTGTCGTTGCGTCTCTACGTCTCTACGTCTTTGCGTCTTTGCGTCGTTACAGCCGATACACCGTGCCCCAGCGCGTCAGCGAGGCTTTCCGGGCAATCTCCTGCCGCCGCTGCTTCGACAGCGCCTTGGCCCGCGCTATCCCACCCAGCCGCCCCACTACTTTGGCTCTGGCTGACGTGAGCCTGTAGCGTGGGCGAAGTCTGGCCATTGGACCTCACTGTGTCGTTGCGGGTTGGACTCGACCGTGCTGTGATGGCGCACCGCGTGGTGCAAGGCTCGCGGGAGAGTAGCTGGGCGGTAACCGCCAGAAGCCGCCCCTACTCGCTCACTTTGCCGATCCGCACCAATAACTACCAGAACCGGCCGCCACCGAACAGCAGCAGGAGCACGATGATCAGCAGCACAAGCCCTATTCCGCCGAAGCCGCCGTATCCGTAGTAGCCGCCGCGATAGCCGTAGTAGCCGCCGCCGAAGCCGAACAGCACGATCAGGATGACGACCAGCAGCAGCAGGTTCATGGCGCTGCCTCCCAGTCGGAAACAAACATGCCGAGGCTAGAACCACGCAAATGCTGGCGCGCATCGTGACCCATCGCCAACAGCACGACGCCGGTCGAAGGACATTCGCCCCTCGTGCCATCCGGTCGCACGAACCGTGTCTTGCCACGCGGGAACATCATAGCATCCGCCAATACCGCCAGATCATGGAACCAATCTGAGGACGTGTAGGCACGGACGATTGCAATGCCGTTGCCATGGGATAGGAACCTTTGTAGCCACGGCACTTGCCCATGCCGCGTGCCAAATGGCGGGTTGAGAAACACTGGCCCACTCCAAGGTTGAGCCAACCCATCATCGGCCTTGGTGATCACCCGATCCGCTGGCACCCAATGATGCGGCCCGGGTGAGCAGGGATCGAGACCGAAGCGCATACCGATCGCCTCAAATATCTCGGGTGGCGTATACCATTCGTCGGTCTCGGATGGCTGTAAGCCACGCACGCTCACGGCGCACCTCCTTGCGGTTGTGGCTGTGGAATGGGCGTGCGGAGCAATCTGTTCGTGGTCACAGCAGTGTTGTGCGTCTGGTGCAGCGTATGCTGAGCCTGATTGGCCACCTGCGGGATCTTCGCCGCTGTCAGCAGCGTATCAGCGCGCGTCTTGCTGATGTCGGCCTGCTTCTTGGCCAGGTCGGTCATGTGGTGAGCCATCGCCATCTCGGGCGTCATCTGCTCAGGGTCCAACGGCTGCTGCATCGGCTGTGACGCGCCAGGCGGGTTGTCGGGAGCCACATGCGGCTGCCCGTAGGGTGGCGCGCTGAACTCGCCATGCACGGAATGCACGTTCGCCGCCGCGTTCACCTTGCGCTCCTGCGCCAACGCCATGTCGGCCTGCGCTTTCGCCTGTTTGCCTTGGATGTCGGCGGTGGCGTGCGCCTCGGCCAACTGTCCGGCCTTCTGCTGCACCTGCTGCTGTTGCTGCTGGTGCTCCTTCATGCGCTCGAGGATCTGGTCTTTGTCGCGCAGCCCAGAGGCAGCGATCAGAACGTCACCGGGGATCAATCCTGGCTGAACGCTCGCAAGCTGCACGAGGCTCTGGAACTCCTCGGCCTGCAGGCTCGGGATATCAATGCCCTCCTCGATCGTGATGTCCACGTCGAGGTCGCTGATGTCGTTCTCGATGCCGATGACTTGCTGCAATCGCGGATCGCCGGGTTGCAACTGCATTTGCTGCATCACCATGGCGCGGTGCTGCTCCGGCATGTCCGCCAGCTTGTCCATCAGCCGCACCGGGCGATTGATCCCGACCCAGCGCGTCTCGTTCAGGTCGTCGGTCACTCTGACCCATTTGCCACCGCTCCAGAACTCACGCGCGGCCATCCAGCAGCTCTCGTAAACCCGCCTGCTCCAGAACCGCAGCGCATCGGCCAGCGGCTCGTTCTGCGCTGCACCGCCAGCTTGCATCGCCAACACAGCGCGACCTGACAGCTCGCGCGGATCGGTGCCTGACATCGCCGCGTTGGGGCCTGAGAGCTGCATCTCGGCGGTGGCGTGCTGCAGCAACTGGAACTGACCGGCGGCCAAGTCGGTGGTTTGCTGGATCTCAAATTTCAACCCAGGCATGACCTCCACATAGCCGTCCGGCTTGGCCACCTCGCGCCTAGCCTTGTCGACATCCGGCACCGCGCCCTGCTCGGCGACCACTTGATGAACATTGAGCAGGTGCATTGCCTTGGAGCGGCGCTTGTTGATCTCGTCCTGGAGCGAGATCAGACCCCTTACCATGCCGTAACGCTGGTTCTCGCGATTGATGTATGAACTTTGCAGCAGCAGCCCGCTGCAGGACTTGCCCTTGCGGTCCTTGAACTTGGACTTCTGCGGCTTGGCCAGCAGCCCCGACTTGGTGTAGGTCGCGCGCCACCAGGTTCCACGCTCGGACCAGTCGCATTGCACGAGGCGCACACGCCGCCGGTTGTTGTCGGTCCAGAACGCGGTTTCCGGCCGGTCGTTGTAGTAGAAGTCGGTGCTGCTGAAGCTGCTCTCGATCACATCGTCGGCGTCGGGATACATCTCCTCGAGCGCATCGCGGTCGGTCCAGATCACCATGCCCTTGTAGCGCGCGTCGCTAAAGTCCAACGATCGGCTGTGCGGATCATACCACACCCGATCCCACGGAATGTGCGTCATCGTCACGTTGCAGCTTCCCTGGCCGTCGTCCTCGAGGCCTAGGTCAACGCCGCCGGCGCCTTCCGTCAGCATGTTCTCGAACACCAGGCTACGAAGCAGCGAGAACGAGTTGTCGTCCGCGATGTAGCGCAAGCACTGCGTCGCCGCATCGGCGCGGTCTTCCTCGGCCGGCGTGCGCGCGAATGCCTTGGGGTCGGTGCGGGCTTTTCTTTCCATCCCGCACAACAACTCAAGTTTGTCCTTGATCTTGTTGATCGTAATGATCGGCTGGCCGCGTTCCCGCAGAATCTTCAGCTCGTCCCTGGTGTATTGGTTGTGGTCGACGTAGTCGCGGTCGCGCTGTGCGAGGTCGATCTCGTCTTGGCGCGCCAGCTCGCTCTCCTCGAACCAGCGGATCAGGCGGGCGTGGAGGTCGTCCAGGTCGCGGGGATACGCATCGGGATCGCCGCCCGTCAGGTCACGGATCGCCGGCGGCGCGTCGGGGCCGCGGTCGCCGGTATGGACATGAAGATGGATTGCGGTATCGCTCATGGACCACGGGAGGGTGAGAGCATGGAAGACGCTGTAACCATATCGATCCGGATCGATCGGTCGCCGTTCGCCTCAAGCGGCGAACCGATGATGCTGCGCTACCAGATAGGCCGTGAGCAGGCGCTTGATCTTCACATCGGCCGCGCACCACCGGGCTACGATCTGGCAGCGATGAGCGACTGGAACATGCGCCGCGAGCGAGCCGAGAGCCTGGCGCGACACATTGCGGCTGACCTGGCGCACAAGTTGTTGCAGGCGTTCGAGCCACGGCGCTAGTGCCGTCAGTTCGCCTTGCGTGCGGCCTTGAGGCGCAGGAACTCGGCCCATGTGATGCGCGGGTTGACGCGGCGCGCCACGTCCCACCACTCCAGCCGGTCGAGCTCGTCGAGGCGGGTCACTGGCTCGGCTGCTGTTGCTGGGTTGCGGCGGCTGGTTCAACGTCCTGGATTGACTGGCTCGCATAACGACCCGGGCCAGAGCCTGAGTTCGTGTGCGCGTATGTGGCGCCAGAAATACGCAGGCCGGAAAGCGACTGAACCCCAGGATACCGTTCCAGCAATGCGCTACGCAGTTGCCGGATGGCGGCTGGGCCTAACGTGTTCGGGCCGCCCTCCGATTGGAAGTCTTCAATGTGCAGATTGCCGGTGTCTGGGTTCCATGTCGTATCGACGATCCCTACAGGTTCGCCGGCGGGGTCTTTTATTGAGTACGCATGATTACCAGGCTGACCAAGGTCAGGTTTGTCTATCGGGCGCAGTGTACGCGGATGGATCTGCTCCAGGCTAAATCCCGGCGCCTCGCCCGGCGCCGTGGTGCCCATCATGACGCCCTGCGCGGTGTCTCTGAGGCCCTCCACGACGCCCTTCTGGGTCGGTAGGCCGGTGTCGGGATCGAGCAGCCCCTGGCGCGTGCTCTCGGCGCGCTGGTCCTGTAGCCACTGCCACGCCTGCTGCGCCTTGCCAGCGAGCACGTCCGCGCCCTGGCTGATGGTGGCGTCCGGCGGTGCGGCGTAGTTGAGCATCGACGGGCCGAGGCCGTTGGGCTGGCCCACGGGGCTGTTGGGCTGCCACAGCCACGGCATGTTAGGTGGGGCTAGGCTGTTGTCTGCCATGGTGCACTCAGTAACGTTCTAGGACCGCCTGATACGTCCGGTGCAGCGTGACAAGCGTCAGGGGTAGATGTTGCTCAAGTCGCGGCCCGTATGGTCTCTGCCTTATCTTGGGCTTACCCGGTCGCCTCGCCAATCTGGCGATTGGTCTAGACCTTCGCGCTGCGGGTGTTCCGTCTGATAATCTGGGTTTGCGGACGTAAGCGCTGCCTCAGTCGTCATACCGCACCAGATTGTCGATGATCTTCAGGCAATCGCCCTGCGTGTCCCACTTGGCCCGAGCGGCAGCGGCATCCATCGCGTCGCGGAACCACGGCGTGACCCACGACGCGCGCTCCAGGATCTCGGCCTCGCTCATCTCGCCGGCGGTTGAGCGCACGAACGCCTCAGCCCATTTGGCCGGATCGGTGCCGACCTTGCGGCGGAAGGCCGCGTCACTCGTCATGCCGCGGCACCAGGCGGGCGGTGACGCGCCCCACCTCCTCGGCCACACGCACCTCAGCGTAATCGCTGAACCAGCGGGCAACGAGCGCGATGCGCTCTTCCTTCGACGCCGTGTAAGCATTGGCAGTTGCCTCGAGCATCGCCTCGGCCCACTTCTGCGCGTCGGTGCCGACGTGGCGCTGGAACTCGGCGCCGCTCAGCGTGGCGGTGTCTGGCTTGTCGTCGCTCATGCGTCCCTCACCGGCAGCAGGTATCGCAGCGACTGCTGGGCGCTCTGCACATCGCCACCGGCTGCGTCCAGAACACCGGCCAGTGACGAGCCGCGCGCCGTGCGTGGGTAGTCGGCACAGAACCTGCGCCACGCCTCGGGCATCTCATCGAACGCCGCCATCGACGCCCTGGCTCGTATGACCTGTGCCCAGTCGGCCTTGGTCAGCCGCACGCGGAGCGGCTTTGCGGGCACGATCGAGCGACGGCGACGGCTACGCAACACGCCTAGACCAGAAGTCCGACCCGACGAGCAAAGACAATGGCATCGGCAGCGCCCTTACTCTGGTTGCACCATCCGCACGTAAGCTGGAGATTGTCGCGCGTAAAAGCA